AATCTGGCGGACTAATGACCCCGCCGACCCGCGCACTGTCGAGTGCCGGTTTAGCGAAGACGGTTCAAAGCCGACGGCAATCAAGACAATGAATTTCCTCTGTTATTTCCCCTATGTGCCAATGCCGGTGGTTTTGAGTTTTTCCAAGACCAGCTACAAGGCGGGGAAAAAGCTTATCTCCCTGGCGCAGTTTAGCGGAGGCGATATGTTCTCCAAAACATACGCGCTGAAAGTTAAACAGGCTGACAAGGATGGGATAAAATATTATATCCTTGATGTCGCGCCGATTGGCAAAGCGAACAAGGAGGATTTCACCATTGCCGAGGCGTGGTATGAGCAATTCCGCGGCAAAGAGATAAAGACACACGAGGAGGGGTCGCAAGGCGAAGAATCGGGCCAGCCACAGGAAGAAGCCAGGCCGTATTAAATAACAAACAGTCAAAGCGCTCTATCGAGAACCGCTGTCCCACCGAAAGGAATCATAATGCAATCCATATATGAATCTATTTGTGCCCAAGGAATACTTACCTCCGCCCACCGCAAAGAGCTAAAAGAAAAGAGAGGATTCACCGATGAGACGATAGATAAATTCAGGTTTTTCAGCGGCGGAGAATATCTGCTCAAAACGGAAGCGGAATTAAATAAATCTTTCACGCCAGACGCACTACTTGCCGCCGGAGTGATGATTAACACCGGCAAATCCCCCACCCTTAATCCCCAGCTTCTGGCTGACAAAATTATTATACCATACATTGATGACGGCACTGTTACTCTACTACGACCACACAAATTCGGGTTAAAAGACACCGGCATACAAGTTTACGTCGCTTCCTGGGGGAAAAATCTCATTATTACAGAAGGGGAATTCAAAGCGGTGGCGGCGGCACAGTTAGGTTTTGACGCTATCGCCCTGCCTGGCGTTGGTTCATTTTCCGGTGAGCATTTCCCGGAGCTGGTGAAGGCGCTTAATGACCGTCAAATCAGAGACATCTGTATCATTTACGATTCGGAAAACAAATCCGAAGCAGGACTGCCAAACTACAAAGCCAATCCCGCTCAACGCTATGACACGGAGTATTACAGTTACCTAATGGCTTATCTCCTGGAGCGAGAGGGTAAGTCTGTCCGCATAGGAGTATTGCCGGAGGGCTGGCGGGTTAATGGCAAAATTGACCTGGATGGCGCGTTAGCGCAAGGCAGAACCGCTGATGATATTAAGCAAGTCATCGCTTCTGCTCTATCCGCGAAAGAGTATTTTGACATCCTGCCGAAAGAAGCCCAGAAGATTATCCGCAAGAAAAAGGACAAAAGGTATTTCCGTTCGCATATTAGCATTGCCCACGGCTGTTATGTGGCTACACGATACCGCAACGGCGAGCCATTCCCCGAAGAAATATCAAATTTTACTCTCTCTATAATCGCTATCCACGATACCTCGGAGGGGTTAATCAGGGAGGTAGTGCTTACGCACAAAAGCGGCGGAAAATCAAAATCCCTCTCCATTACCGCCGAAGAAATGAACAACGACGCTTTCCGGACATTCTGCTGGAAAGCGGGGAATTATGTTTGGAAAGGTAAGCCGGATGACCTCCTGGTATTATGGGAGTCGGAATTTGTCAATGCCGAGGATATGCGGTTTATCGTGGAATATGACCACATAGGATGGCTGGACGATGAGAAGATGTGGTTATTCGGCAATGTGGCGATTAAAAATGACGGCTCAGAACTCCGGCCCGATGAAAATGGTATATTCTGGACAGAACGGCGGGGTATACGGCCTATCGGCATTGTGGTTACCACGGGCAAAAACACAATCAATTCCGGCGTTCCCGCGCTTAGTCTCAATCAATTTGATATTGGTGAATTTAAAACCAGGCTGTCCGATACCATAAATCCTATGCAAGCAAATCTTTGTCTGGGTTGGATGGCGGCTAATTTGTTTATGGCCGAAGTTTTTAAACTCCACGGTTGTTTCCCATTCCTTTATCTGCGGGGCCTCAAGGGTTCGGGCAAGACAAAAGTCCTCTCCTGGATATTGGCCTGCCTGGGTATAGAGGGGGAGGGTTACAGTATAGAGAGCACCACCACGGTAGCCGCAGGCCGGTATTTGGGGTATTTTTCCAGCTTGCCGGTGATGTTTGATGATTACCGCAACACGGAGAAGGCCCAGGCCAAAGACGGCTTTTTCCGCAATGTTTATAACCGCCAATCGGCAGGTAAGGGGTTAAAGACAGAGTTTGGAATTAGGGAGGTTAAGATTAGAGGCACAGTTTGCTTTGGTGGTGAGGAAACCCCGCACGATGCCGCGCTCCTGGAGCGTTGTATCCCGATTTTCATCAGCGAAAAAGCCCGCAACAAAGAACATTTGCGCTGGTGTATGGAGAATAAAATCAATTTCTCCTGGTTCGCCTACGATGTTTTGAGGCGCAAAAAAGCCCTTTCTTTGGTTTTTCTGAGGGTTTTAGAGGAAGCTACGCAATATTTCGCCTCCAAAAGACGCAATGCCAGGGTATCCATAAACTACGCCATAGCAGTTGCCGGTTATGCCGCGGTATTTGGGGAGTCGGATCTAAACTTCGCGGAGTGGGTGGTTGCGGAAACGGAGCGCACAGCCCAGGAAAATAGGTCGGAAACGATGACCTCAATGTTTTTCGATGACCTGCTGGCGTTAAAAGTCAAAGGTAGGCTCAAGGATGACTATTGGTTACAAGATAATGACGGAAAAATCTATATATATCTACACGGCCTATATAACGACTGGGCAGAAGATTATCAAAGGCGTAGGCGTGAACCACCTTTTAAACAGTCCGCGATTAGAGATTACCTAAAAGATGAGCCGGGATTCGTGGATACAATGGTCCAGAAAAAAATAAATAATCATAACCTTAGTTGCGTAGTTTTTGATTTTGAAGCCAGTTCGGAACGGCTTAAAGAGCTAACCTCGCCAAAAGTAGGAGCGTAGGAGTTCGGTAGGAGTTCGGTAGGAGTCCAACTCCTACCCTTAAAGATAGATAAATCAATGGGTTACAACAAAAGTATGAGTGTAGGAGTTCAAAATACATATTTTGCGAGAAAAAATAATTTTGGGGGTCTGATGAATATTATTCACGCACAGACGCACACATATGTTTTGGGCTCTACCACTCCTACTTCTGTATTTTTTTGTTGTAAATCGTTAAAAAGTAATGGGTTAAGGGTAGGACTTTGAACTCCTACTTTTGGGTTTGAACTCCTACCGAACTCCTACTTTTTGACAATTCGGGGGGTGTGGGGGTGTGGAAGAAAAAAATATGAAAGAAAATTGCACTTTTAAAGAACTAAACGGAATCTGCCGCAAAACTAAAGATGATTGTATAATTTATCTTCGTAAACCTGAAAACAGTTGCAGGATGGCGGAATATAGAGAAGACTTTAAACCATTAGAAAGGAGACCAAATGTTCCAAGAGCTAAAAAACCAAGAGGCCGAGCAAAAGCCGGATAACCAGGCATTTTTGGCCCTATACGCCAAATTCCGGGCCGGGGCCGCCTGGTTGGCTAAACGAGAAGCCCAAGGGCTGGATAATGCCCCCCATTTAAAGGCCTTCAGGGCGCTCGAAGCGCAGGTTGACCAGAAGTGGGAGATTATGCCGGAGGAGCAAAAAAACGCTATCCTAAGCGCTCTGGTAGAGCGTGGCGCGATTCCGCGGGAGGTTAACCAGGTAAGGGAGATGTTTGGGGGGAAATTGGTGAAAATTACTTAATATAATATAATATAATATAATATAATATAATATAATATAATATAATATAATATAATAATATATATATAATCTTCCTGTATGTAGGGGGCCACGGAGGGAATCACGGAGGGAATTACTTTTGGAGGTGAGCTATGCGTTGGTATATATTTCTACCTGTATTATTAATCAGCCTGGGATTGTGGGTTTTGCTGGGAAGATTTTTCGCCGGGGTCATTGTCTGGCTGGTTGAGGGCGGCTGGTATCTTTGGATTGACCGTTATGAAGCCTGGTGGGAGGGGGTGCGTATGCCGGTTTTGCTGATTGTGGGAGTGTTTAGCCTGATTTTTTTAGTGGTTAGTGTGGTTGCGGGGATGATTAGGAGTAGGGAGGGGTGGAGGCGATGAGAATGTTTGGGATTATGATTATGATTGGAATTGCTTGTTTTTGGGCGGGGAGGTTGACTGGCAAGCCAGAGATTGTCAGGGTGGTAGATAAAATTTATGTTCCACCTGTTGACCTGAAGATTTTTTGTCAGACTCTTTATCCAGCCTCAGAAAAAGAGTGCCCCCGCCAATAGTGAACGGGGGCGCGAGACTACTCTTTGGGTTGTAAAAATTCCTGCGTATCTCCGCGATACCCGCAGATAGTGCACCGGCTTTTACCTGACGCGCCGGTCTGAACGCGATACCCCTTCCCGCACTGCGGGCACTTGACAATGACCTGCTTTTTTTCTGGCATTGGTTGACCTCCTTTCCGGCCTCTTCGGCCTCCTTTTGGTTCCAGCAATTCCTATTATAGTCAATCTTATCTTCCCGAATCCCCTGGTATGAGACGCGGGTGAGGATACAGTGCATTGTTTCCCCTACGCCGTAAATCCTCGCGGTAGGTCAGCGCCTCGCGGTAGGTTGCCCCTGAGATGACTATCCACGGACAGATGTCCCAGGTCCTTTTTACAGTGATCTTTTCTCTCGCCTTATCCATCTCTCTCCTCCTCTGCGGTTTGGGTTCTCTTTTTTCTGCCGCCTGGCGTGCTTCTCTACCTGGCGGTAATGCTCTTCGAGCGCCCAGGCATAGACGGCCTGGGCGTGGGCTTTGATACGGGTGAGTTTATCGGGTTTCATTATTTTCCTCTGCGTCTATGACGAGTATTTTGTCTTCACCCTGTTTCCGCCCCCAGGCGAGCAGGTGGAAGTGCGCGCGTGGAAATTCCCTTGAAATTAAATCCCTGCCCGTGTTGCCGACGTATCTCCAGGTGCCTCGCCTAATATGTAGTTTCGCTTCCGGTATTCCTGCCTCCAGCAACTCATTCACTTTTTTTATTCCGTTACAAGGCCTCTTACCCGTAACCCCCAATACGCGGTACACCATCTCGTATGTTATCTTTTCCATCTCTCTCCTCCTCGTGTCCGTCTGCGGCCGGACTTGCCGTGTCCCTCTCTCTATCTATGTAGAGTATACCATATATACACAACTTGTCAAGCTTTTTTTTCTTTTTTTTTATTCTCCGACGGTGAAAATCTTTTTTTCTGGGGTAAAAAAATCCGGGTAGTCTGGACAGTAATAATATATATATAATTTTATTATTATTTTTATTTCCTATATGTAGGGGCCCACGGAAGAGTTTCCTGCCTCCCTGGCGATTTTAGGGGTCTTAAAAACACTCCTGACATTTTTTAAAAAAAAACTTGACAGACGGCGAAAAGTGTGGTATACCTCTAAATAATAAAGCATATAACGCAACGATAAAATATGCCCTGCAAAATTAATCCAATCAGAAAAGCACTCCTCAAAAAAGGTTTGCTCGATCCAAAAAAAACAATAAAACAAGCACTTCTCGACGCTGGATATGCTCAATCAACAGCGGAAAATTCCTCGACCGTTTCCTCGGTTAGAATATGCCAGGCTGAAATTGAGAGAGACATCAAAAAACAAATCACCGTTGAATCAGTTTTAAAATCTATTCAAAATATTAAGAGCCTGGCAATCGCCGATAAGGACTTTTCTACAGCGGTGAGGTGTGATGAGCTCTGTGGCCGCTGGCTGGCGATGTGGCGGGACCGGCTGGAGATAGTGCCAGTCGAGGCCACCGACGGACAGTTTTCCGTAGGCCGACTGGCGCGGATGCGGGCAATTCCGGTTGAGGGAGTTAATATAACAGCCCTGACGGTTAACAAACAATGCTAATGTATAGCGTAACTATATACGGTGTATAAGGTTACGCTAATATGGCGTAGTTGACATAGGGAAGTTTTCCCTGCGAAAAAGGAGGGGGGGAGGGGGCACAGTTGATGGGCGGTAGGGATACTCAGTTCCCCCGTCTTAATTTTCGCTCATTTTGAGATTTAAATAAAGGTATAATATTATGACCGAAGAAAAGTTTGAAGAAATGCGAAGAAGGATAAACGAATTACGAGAAGAAATTAGTAAATTATCCAAGGATAAACAATGTCCGAAGTCTTCACTGAAATAGGAGTAATTCCCACTGAACAATTAACTTCCGAGCAGATACAGAAGGAAGAATTGCGGCTCATTGCTGAAGACCCGTTTAGGTTAGTAGAGCACGGATTTTTGTCTATAAAGACAAAGAGCTCTGGGATTAACAGATTATATCCTAATGCCGTGCAGAAGCGGTTTATCGCTAAGATACGGGAATTATTTTACGCGAGTAAGCCGGTAAGGGTAGTAATCCTCAAGGCCAGGCAGACGGGGATATCCACGATAATAGAGGCAATAATCTATGCTTTTGTATCGCGGATGAAAGGTATAAATGCCTGCGTTATTGCCGATGATTTAGACGGAGCCAATTACATCTTTGAAATGCAGAAGTTATTTCAGGAGCGGTTAGAGAAGCATTTAAAGCCGCAGTTGAAACATTCCAACGAAAAGAAGATGGCGTTTCAGGGATTAAACAGCCAGATACTCATAGACACCGCGGAGAATCCCAATCTTGGTCGGAAGTATACTTTCCAATTTGTTCATCTTTCGGAAGTAGGTCGTTTCCAGAAATCGCTTAATGAGCTGATGATTGGCTTGGGGCACGCTATCCCTAATGCTCCGGCAACGATGGTGTTTTTGGAATCAACGGCAATGGGCTATAACGAGTTCTATGACCTATGGAATAGCGCTATAAGCGGAAAGACTGACTGGGTGCCGCTATTTTTTGCCTGGCACGAAATGCCTGAATATTCCCTGACCTTAGAGGGTGGGCAATTATATCCGATAGACAATATAAAATTTATCACACCTTCCGAAAAGGAAAATTTCTTTGCTGAAGAAAGGTTGATTAAAAGCAAATACAATCTTACTGACGAACAATTAAATTGGCGCAGGTGGGATATCGTGAATAACTGCGCGGGCGATATAAATAAATTCAGGCAAGAAAACCCAAGCTGTCCGGAAGAAGCCTTTGTGGCTACCGGAGATTTGTTTTTTAACCGTGAGGCGTTAAAATTACAGAAGGCGAAATTTCCTGTCGCTGTGGGAAATATCATCAAAGAAGAAAGCAAGTATATCTTTCGCGAAGATCCTGCGGGGCTGTTTAAGATTTATGAGTTTCCAAAAAAGAATGAACAGTATGTTATAGGCGGCGACCCCGCGGAAGGGTTGGAGCACGGGGATAAGTCGGCCGGTATCGTAATCAATAAAAGGTCTAATAAAACAGTCTGCGCTTATAACCACAACATCCCGCCTGAAAGGTTTGAGGAAGACCTGATTAAGATGGGGTATTATTATAATGAGTCAATCATTGCTTGCGAGAGTAAGGGCTATGGCACTTCAGTCAATCAGGGATTATACAAAAGGTATGGCAAGGTTTATCGCAGAATAAGGACTAAAACAGGAATTAAAGAACAAACTATGGAGTTGGGCTGGAATACTAACAGCTCAACCCGTCCGCAGATGTTGGCGCAATTAGCCGAAGAAATCGCGGAAGGTTCAACTGAACTGGTGGATAATAGCCTGATCAGCCAGAGCTGGACTTTTATCAATAACACCAAGCGGGGACAGCCTGAAGCCGAGAAAGGTAAATCGGACGATATGGTGATGGCCAGGGCAATCGCGGGGCAGGTCAGATTAGAACAGCCGTATAAAGAGCGGTTTACTCCTCCGGCGCGAAGAAAGCATTACAGGGGATTAAGCGGGTATTAGGAGGATTAAATGGGCGACAATGGAGACTTAAAAACGCAGAAAGAAAAAGTGAATAGTCCTATTTTGGGGCAAGCGGAAACCGTAAAAGAAGAAATCAAAAAAGAAACTCCGCCTATACCTCCGACAGATTTTAAGGTTGCCGAAATCTGGATAAGAAACGGCCGGTGTATGATAGACGCTCCTCCGGAATTCTGGCAGGATAAATGCCGCGCGTTAGGATTGTTAGAATATTGCAAGGATATTGTGAAAGAAGCAAAAATGCAATCGCCGAAGATAATGCCCGCGCAAGGCAGTATGCTGAATTTTGCCCGCAAGATTTTTAGGAGAAGATAATGGATAAAGATACTTATGTAGACCCTGATACCGGAAAAAAATATAAGTTAAGCGATTTTGATGAGCGCAGGAGCTGGACTAAAGTTAAAAAGAAGAAAGCCGTCAAAGGTAATGCCGGCGGTAAAGTAAATATATTGGGAAGGGCCTGATATGCCGATACCAAAAGTAGACCGAGAAGACGAATTGCGGGATTATGTTATCCGTGAAGTTGAAGAATCGGCCGGTTATCAACAGCCAAGGATACTTGAAGTCAAAGAGTATTCCAAGCGTTATGAAGCCAAGAGGTCTATCTCCGGATTGTTAGGCTGGGGTGAAGACCCGAAGAAGAACCCGAAAGATGAACCTTGGCCCGGGTGCGCGGATGTCGGTATCCCCATTGACGCGTTTACCATTGAAGGATTATTGCCAAGATTTCTTAAGGTTTGTTATGGTTCAAAGCCGATTGTCTGGACAAGAGGCATCGGGCCAAGTGATGTCCCTAACGCCCCGACGGTGCAAGAAGCCCTGAATTATCAGCTTACCCGCTTGATTAAAATTTACCGCAGAATGAAATTGATATTTAAAACTGTAACTATGGAAGGCGATGGTTTCGCCAAATGCGTATGGGAAAAAAAGACCAGGCCATTCATAAATTTAACTTATTATCTGCGTAATCCGATTACAGGAGAGTTTATCCGGGATGAAGGCGGTTCACCAGTTACGGTAAAGAGTGATTTTAAGCCACAGCCTGACGCTTTTGGGAATATCCCGGAAGTAGTTAAGCAAGAAGTTCCGGAGGAAAAAGTTGTTTACGAGGGGCCGATAGTTTATGGCCGGACAATCAAAGAAATTATTATTCCCAAAAATGCCATCAGCCCCGAAATTGAGGAATGGGACTGGATTTGCGATACCTATGAAGTGACATTTGACTGGTTGGCCCGCAGGGAAGGCGATATGCAGGATGGCAAATTCAAGAATGTGGGTGAGGTCAAAGAGAAAGTCATTGAAGGCGTGTCAAATCATAATACCGCGATGCGTAAGCCTATATTGATTTATGAATGGTATGGCAAGTATGATATAAACGAAGATGGCAAAGATGAGGAGTTGATTGTTTTTGTCTGCCCTAAACTGAAAATATTACTGGGCTGGATGTTTAGTAACTTTCCTGTGCGTCCATTCTTTCACTACCAGATTATCCCTATGGAGGGACGGCCTTATGGTAAGGGTGTCCCTGAATTCCTGATAGGCCTGCGGGACCTGATAGACGCTACATTCAATCAGATGGTAGACAGGGGTTCAATCACCAACAATCCTCCAATCCTCGTCCCGCCAGACCACGAAGAAGAGCTTAATCCCTTTGGCCCTGGTGTGAAGTGGAAAACCGAGAACCCCGCCGGATACAGAGTCTTGGAACTTCCCAAATCCGAACAAATGGAATTTTCCAAATTAGAATTTATGCTTGGGATGGTCCAGAAGTTATTCGGAGTAATGGATTACGCCGTAGCGGATACAGGAGGATTGGCGGGAAACAGGACGGCAAGCGGGATTTTGTCGGTAATCGGTGAAGGCAACATTAAGTTTGATGATATGATACGGGCATTGCAGGATGTCAACGAGGATTTATATGATTTTATTGTTAATCTTAATTCGGACAACCTTGAGGATAATTTCCTTTATCAGCTTACCGAACAGCAAGGCAATCCTTTTAAGTCTATAAATAAATCCGCCTGGGGCGGAAACTATGATTTTGAGTCGGTAGGTAATTCCATAAATATTAACAGAGGGATAGAGCAGGCAAACGCGGAAACATCGTATAATACGATGGTTAATTCGTATGGAAAAAATCCCGCTGTCAGCGAACAAACAATGATTGATGTTACTAAAAATTATTTTATGTCAAAAGATATTCGTAATGTCCGATTAAAGACGGAAGAGCAGATACAACAGGAAAAAGCGCAGGCACAACAGGCGCAGGCGGCTGTCTTGCAGGCGCAGGCGCAAGCGCAGCAGGCAAAGGCAGGGACGGGTGTTTAAAAATCTTTTTGAAAAAAGAAAAGCAAGACAGGAAGCAATAGCGGCTGCCAGGCAGGATTTTATTTCCTGGCTGGATATTGCCAAAAGCGAAGGTTGGAAGTCGTATTGTGAAAGATTAGACCGAAAGATAGAAAATATCAAACATAAGATAGAATACGATTTGAGTTTGACCGGTGAAGATTTAAAACGGTTACAACTTGCCCTTCAAGTTTATCTTGAAGTCAAGCGGATACCAAAAGAATTACAGGATAATGCCACGGGAGGAAAATGATGGCTATGCACGGAAAACATAAGATGCGTGATATGGGAGAAATAAGGAATACCGATGGGCCGGTGAGAGCAAGCCCTGAAAGCAATAAAAAAGAAAAGCACTATCCATCCATTAGCATATCTTCCAAACAGCTTCCCGAATTAAAAGGGAAGAAGTATGGCGATGGCATAGAATTGCACATCGTAGGCGAGGTTGGCGGAATAAGGGAAGATTATAGTAACAAAGAAGAAGCTGAATATGAAATAAAAATCAAAGAGGCGGCTTGCGGCGGCGGCAATGTCTCTAAGGACGAATACGATAAGATGTCCGAAGAGGAAAAAGACAAATCCGACGAAAAGGAAGTAATGGAAGAATGAACGAAAAGATAGAAAAACTTTTTAAGTTTATCAAAGAATTGATGGAGAATAAAAAGTCAGCACAATTACGGATAAATTTTCACGAAGGAGATATGGCGAATAAGATTGAAGTAAAAGAAGGTATAGATTTAAAATAATTTAGCGCACCACCGCAAGTAATTAAGCGAAGGCGTAATTGACGGAATAATATCCGTTGATTACGCCTTTTTTATTTTGCGGATTGCCCCGCTATTAAAAACCGCTGTAACCTTTAGGCAATGAGAGAACAGCAAAAAAAGGAGTAGAAATGCCAAAGCCGGAAGATTTAACCCAGCCTAACCTGCCAGAAGCGGAAGGCGTGGAAAATCCCGAAGTAACCATTCCACCAACAGTGGACTGGGAGAACGAAGCTAATCCGTATAGAAAACGCTATTCGGACAGCCAGGGCCAAGTGCAGCCGTTAGTAAGGACTTTGCAGCAGTTTGCCGAGTATGACCACAATGACAAGACCTGGAAACCGAAAACCCAAGCCGCGCCGGCTCAAACCAACAGCAATGAGGACTTTGAGAAGGTATTGGAGGGTTATGATCCGGAGTTTAAGAAGGCATTGGCAGGTTATACGAAAGCGCAAATCAAGTCCGCAATCGCCGAGTCGCAAAAGGAATCTGCGTTCTTGAATGATTACAATTCAGGAGTGCAGGCGAGTCGCAGTAAAGCGATGGAAGAGTTCGGCGCGGATTTTGGTTTCGCCAAAGACGGTAAAATGAATACCGCGAGTCCGCTGTATCAGTTGGCAAATGAGATAATCGTCAATAAATACGCCGTATTTGCTCCAGATGGGACTTTTCAGAAATACACTACACCGGAGGCCGAATACCAGGCTACCGTTGAGGCGTATGCGATATTGTCCAAACGGGAGAAGCAGGCGGCAGCGCAACCGGTGAATAAGAATAAGTTGGGGGCAATCCAGGGGCCAGGATCTAAGGCCGCTGGGATTAAAAAGGCGCTACCTTACGAAGAATATGACAAACTTTCTTCGGATGAAAAAGATGCCTATGATTTGGCACAACAAGGAGGATAGTATGTTTAAATTTTTGAGACATCTCTTTTCACTATTAGGTAGTGAAAGAGGCGAAACCCTAAACGCGATGGGTTATGACTCCGGGGCGGGAGTATTGCAGAACGCAGTCCCGACCTACTGGGCTGACCGTTTGCGTGATGACGCAATCAGGCGCGCATTTTGGGGGTCAAGGTTTGAGGGCAAGGAAGGTTCTCGTAAGCCTATAATTGTAAATGAAGATTTTACCAAGAAGCCGGGGGAAACGATTAAGTTTAATGTCGTATCCCAGCTTTTCTCTGCTGGCGTAACTGGTGAAAATTCATTGGAAACTAACGAAGACCAATTAGCATTAGGCCAATATACCTTAACCGTAGATTGGTTGAGGAACGCGGTTGCCTACACCAAGAGCTTGGAGAAAAGAGTCAATTTTAATATTGGTCAGACAATCAGGACTGAACTGTCCGATTGGCTGAAAAGGAAGATTGACTCCGATATGTTCTCCGCGCTTATCTCCAACGCAAGTAATACGATGTATGCAGGAGACGCGATAAGCAATGCCACACTTGGCGTTAATGACCATTTTGGCACAGAAGAAATTGACCGCATAAAATTAGCTCTTTCCAGAACCGCCATCCCAATTCGTGTTGAGGGGGAAAACGGCGAAGAGGAAGAGTATTACGGCGCGGTTATTTCGGAAATGGATGAGTATTGGCTGAAAGGCGACTCGGTGTGGTCTCAGGCCCAAAGAGACGCAGGACCCAGGGATTACGGTAAGAATAGAATATTTACCGGCGCTTTGGGGATATACAATGGAGTAATTCTGTATGTTCATCGGGCCAAAAAGTCAGCCAATAACATACAGGGTTCACCATTACGGCCGGAAGTAAGGTTGTATGCCAATATCAATGCAAGCGCCACTACGATTGATTTTGACGTTTCTACAACCAAGAAGGATTTAGGTGATTTCTTTGCTTCCTCTGATACGATTACAATCGGTAGCGAGGAAACAACCTATACCAGCGTAACCGTGGGTGGAGTAACCGGTTCAACTTACCGGTTTGCAGGTTGCATCAGAGGAGTAAACGGAACAACTGCCGCCGCGCATACTGCCGGCGACCTTATTACACAACGCAATATCGCCACTGTAATCGGTTTTGGGGCGGAAATAGCGTTGCGTGGATGGGGAATGAAGCCGGTCCCGATTACCCAGGGACGCGACTATAAGTTTCCTGATGGCAGTTATTTTGAAAACGGCCTTGGGATAGCCGCAGTTTACGGGCAATCGGTAATAAAGGATAGCGCGGGCAGTGCGGTAAATTATGTCCTGCTGAAGACCTATTCCGATAATCCAATTAGCATATAAGGGAGGATGAAATGAAAAAAACATTTATTTTAATCCTCGTAATGCTAATGGGCTTCGGCTTGTTTTCTTTTTCTCAAGCTGATGAAACCAGGACAATCGCGAGGAAGTCAAAAGTTATAACCGCGGATGAAGTTACCTCTACGCAAGGGGTTACATTATACAAGGTTACGGGATATGCTAATGCGGCAAACGCCGTGTATGGCTTGTATAATGCTTCTACTCTTGGCGCTGCCACAGCTTCTACCTGTAAGGTAGAAGGCGGCGAGGCAACCCAGTATGACTCTCTCCCTACTCTTGATTTCGGGGATGAGGGAATTACTTTCAGTAGCGGGTTGGTGGTTGTAACTAATGGTGCGTATGTAACTATTGAGTATATTTAAGGTTTATGGCGGAGAGGGCGGGGGTAACCCGCCTTCTCCGTTGTAAAAAAGGAGAAAAATGAGAAAAGGGATTTTTGTTATGATGGGCATTTTTTTGGTTGGACTATTTCTATTAAGCCCTGTCCTGGCCGATAGGAACACATCCACAACGGCGGGCTATACCTCTAATATTTTAATCAAGCGGGGCGATTGGAAGATTTATCGGATAAGCTATGTTGCTACGGCGGCCAATGGCTCTTTTACCGTTTATGATAGCTTAACCGCGGGGGAAGGTTCAAATACCAATGTAAAGACCGAAGGTTCAGAAGCGACATCAGGCAATGGTAAGCCGCTTGATTTTGTTGGTAAACCGATAGAGGGTTCAACAGGGCTTTATTTAGTGGTAAATAACGCTAATGTGGTGGTAGAATACGAATAATGTTTAACTTTGCATTGGGGATATTCTTATTTTTATCGCCAATAATCGTTTTGGTGGGTTTTCCTGCCAGGGTGAACGGACAGGTAATGGCATTGCAATTTTATCAGTTTAAGACAATGTCTTTTAATAACAATATTTTACAATTCCAGTTTTTTCAATATGGGATTATAGCTTTATTTATTCTCGCCTTATCACGGAAGCCGGTCAGGGAATTCAGAGATAAATACTTCGCGGGCTTCCTGGGCTTGTGTGCCTTGAGTGTGTTGTTTCATCCTAAAACTATCAACGCTTTTTTACCTATATTCCTGGGGAGCTTGTTATATTATCTGGTGGTAGCCTATACTGTGAATATCAAGCCATTACTTTATAGCATTATTTTTGTATCAATACTAAATACCATTGCCGCGGTTCTGCAATTTTTTGGTATCCCTGTAATTTATAAATACGCCGGGCTGATGTGTTCAATGTCGCACCTGGGGGCATACCAAGCGATAGCTATTCCTGTATGCTGGGCAATAAATCCATATCTTTCAATTATTCCGCTTATCGGTTTACTTTTATCAAAGTCGCTTACTCCGTTTCTTGCCTTATTGGTGGGCTTAACTTATCTCTGGTATCCGCAAAGAAGAAAGATAATCATTAACCTTGCCTTGATTGGGCTGGTCGCGCTAACAGGGATTTCCATAGTATTCCTGGCGAGGATCTCACAAAGCGCAACTTATAAGCTTTCTTTGCGGGCTGATATATGGCTTGATGTTATAAGGCAGATTTTTAGGCATCCGTGGATTGGAGCAGGGTTAGGGACATTTTCGGCAGTAACTCCAATGGGCCTTGCAGAGTGGATTTACAATGAGTATTTGAGCATTGCTTTTTACGCAGGCATACCCGCGTTAATTTGTCTAATGATGTTTTTAAAAGATAGGTTTACCTTCGGCAGGGCGGATTTATCCCGTTGTATTGTCGCAAGTTGTCTTATCCTTGCGATAATCTGCTTGGGACAATCGCCAATACATTTTGCCAGGATAGCGGGGACCGGAATTGTATTATTGAGTTTTGCGGAGATAACCAAAATGGAGGTGGTAATTTGAGAATTCTTTATGTTGGGGGTAGGACTTGGCTGAAAGTAACATTAAACAGGGAGTCGCTCTATTTTACTAAAGAAAATGGGCGTGCCGCGGAAACCGATAACCCCGCGATGATAAACCATATCTTCAGTCTTCCGAATAGGGGGGAGTTCAGGGTTGCGATGGAAGAACCAAAAGAACAGGAAAAACGAAAGTTAGAATGTGATAAGTGCGGGTTTGTGGCAAAATCAGAACAAGGCCTGCTTGTCCACAGTAAAACTAAACATAAAAAATAGGAGGGGATACGATGCCCAGACGAAATGTAAGCGCGATAATAGATGTCAATGAGTCTGTGAAACAGTTGGAGACCGAGCTTAGGATATTAACCACAAGAAAAGTAGGATTAGAAACGAATGTTAAAGATTTGACCGCCAAACGAGATGGGTTAGATACGGAAATTTCTAATCTTGCTGAAAAAATTGAAAAACAGGTTAAGGCTGCCGAGACTAAGTCAGGAGAGATGATTGAATTTGCTCAAGATAAAGTCAATAAAGCCAATGCCAGAGAAGCAGAGAGCGTGCAGAAACAGGAAGAATTGAAAGATCATTTAAAAGCCGCTTCCGATTTAATCAAATCTAATGAAGGGATGAAAAATAATCTGGCCATACAGGAAGTCGAGGGCAAGATAAAAATTCAGAAGATAAAAGCTTTGTTGTTGATGATTAGCGAAGCTATAAAGAATATTTAATATGAGGTGATAAATGGCGAATTTTGGGTTGGAATTTTCCGACATTTATACCCGCGTTAAAGATTACGCTAATATCAATAATGTCGTTAATGCCGATGTAAAAGCCAAGCGGGCGGTAAATGACGCTTTGCGGCTAATAGCATCTCTGCGGAATTGGGAAAACCTCAAACGCGAGGCGACCATTACGCCGGTTGCTTCTACTCAAGCATATACTCTGGCTTCTAATTTTAACCACATCATCTCTTGCTGGTATAATTCTAATGGCATAAAGATACCGATTGATGTTGTGGATGACGATAAGTGGACGCAGGTTGTCCTTGCTTCCACGGATGCCTCTCCGCAGTATTGCCGTATCACTAAAGCCGATGGCACAATAAAAATACAATTCTCCCCTCGCCCCTCGGCTTCTTTCGTTTCACAATATTCTACAATCAATTATGATTATGTAAAAAAGCCTGTAGAATTGTCCGCGGATACCGATGTCCCTGATGTCCCTGATACTTCCCAGCAAATGGCGATTGTATATCTGGCAGTCTCGGATTTACTCGGTAAGCAGGGCGATGTCGGCGGAATGACTTCCTGGGAAGTTAAGGCAATGCGCTTATTGAATGCGGCGCATAAGGTTGATGATAAGAAGCAGGGCCGGCAGGCGAGATTAGGCAGGCCTCTGATTGCGATAAATAGTTCAAGCGGAGTCAGGTTGGTTGATTATGGCGGATAAATATGATTAAAAACTTCGGCACCGCGAGTGGATTATTTGATGGCACAGGTGATTATCTTACTATACCTAACCACGATGACTTTTATTTGAATGGAGATTTTACAATAGATTTTTGGGTAAGATTTGCGGATAAATATGATTAAAAACGCGGTGTCGGTAATTGACGATTGGTCAGGCGGGCAAGACACTAAAACCCCCATATTAAAAATGGGCTTAAATAAAAGCCCGAATATGAGGAATTTCCATTGTGCTGGGGTAGGAAATAGGCTGATGAGAAGAGGAGGTTTTGCTAAAGTAAATTCTTCAGCGGTGGAAAGCGATAATCTTGATGAATATTATTCACCAGGATACCAAACCTATAATTATTCACTTCGGGATGTCTCTACATATACTCAAATTTCGCAGGGATTTAAGCCGAATACATCTTCAACTGTGACCAAGATAAGATTATGGCTCAAAAAAACAGGCATTCCCGCGGGAACGGATACCCTGACTTTAGTTATTCAGACAAACAGTTCCGGTGTTCCTTCTGGCTCGGCAGTTACTAATGGCACATCCAACACGGTTGATATTTCTGACACTTTAACCACTTCTTACGCTTGGGTGGAATTTACTTTTACTACCAATCCTTCACTTACTGCCGGCACGCAATACCATTTGGTCTTGCAGGGAGCATTTACCATAAGCACAAGCAACTATGTGCAATGGGGAGCTGATAATTATGATATAGTTTATGCCAACGGTTCTATGTCGTATTACGACGACACAACCTGGATAACAGATAGTTTATATAATGCCTGCTTTGAGGTCTATATTACGAATGGAGCGAGGGGTAATGACGGGGTAGCTGTCTGGGATTTCGCCTCTAAGAATATGCTTTTAGGTATTTTTGGCACACAGTTGTATAAAATGGATAAAAATTCAGTAGGCACGCCCAATGGGACTTGGAGTGCGATAGGCGGCGGCTCTGCCTGGGATAGCTATACTAAGTTAATGCTTCATTGTGATGGAATAGATGCCGCGACTACTTTTACTGATGAGATAGGCAAGGTCGTAACCGCCGTTGGCAATGCCCAAATAGACACCGCGCAAAAGAAATTTGGCACTGCAAGTGGATTATTTGACGGCACAGGGGATTATCTTTCAACACCTGACCACGCTGATTGGGATTTTGGCACAGGGGATTTTACTATTGATGGACAATTTAGATTTAATACTATTTCCCAGCAATTCTTATTTGATTCTGGATTAGATGTTGGAGCAGGTGAAGGAGTCGCTATAAGATTAGCAGGTGCTACTGGCGGTTTACAGTGGTATATAATGGGTTCATTAGCAGTAAATGTAACCTCTGGGCAGTGGTCACCATCAACTAATACTTGGTATCATATTGCAGTAGTAAGAAATGGCACAGACTGTAAAGTTTTTATTGATGGAATTCAAAAAGGTTCTACGGGGACGAATTCTCAGAATATATCTGTTACTACAATTCCTACTATCGGTGCAAGACAAAATATAAATGGGGTAGAATTGAATGGTTGGATGGATGAATTTAGGATTTCAAAAGGTATAGCCAGATGGACTGCTAATTTCACTCCACCGACAGCGGCTTATTCTGCAACCGCGTTAGCTATTACTTCCTCTCGCTATTGGACATTTAGCGATTGGCAGTCAGGCCGGGCTTTGATAAATACAGATATCGGGCTTTATACTTATACTGGATCGGGTAATGCTTCCGCTGTTTCCGCCGCTCCAATCGGCAAATTCCTGGTAATATGGAAAAACTATGCTCTTGTTTTCGGAATACGCGGTTCAGCGAATAATGGCCAATGGTCTGCGCTTTCTGATTATACTACCTGGCCCGCAGCCAATACCTTTAGCAATGCCTTCAATACTAATGATGGAGACTCTATAACTGGTGTAAGAATACTTAAAGGCAAGCTCTATGTTTTTAAACGGTATTCTATTCACAGAATAAGTTATCTTGGCTCTAACCCTACATTCCAGGTTGACCCGATACTTGGTATTGGCACGCCATCGCATTACAGCATTAAAGAGGTAGATATGGGTGGGGAACTTGGCACAGTCCTTATTTTCCTGACTACCGATAAAAAACTGGCTATTTTTGACGGCTATAATGTGCAGGTATTAAGCGATGTCTTGGCCGAAGAAAGCAACGATTTATTTGCCGCCGCAGATGATCAACCCTTGAGTTTTGCCGATATGAACCTGGTCTATGCCGATTTATTCCACGCCGTAGTCAAAAGCGATACTCACGAATATATTCTGTATTGCGTGTTGGGAAGCGATACCGCGATAAATTATGCCTTTGTTTTAGACTATAAGACGGGTGGGATTTATCCTTATGATGGCCAGATTTTCGCCAGCTCTGTTTTTGCTATGTCTACCAATAAAGCGAAACTACTTTATACCGCGGGATATAGCGGCTATCTCTGGCAGATGGAAAGCGGCAATTCTGATGATGGTTCGGCGATAAATGCTTATTTTGTATCTGGAAAAATTAAACCCGTCGTGGCAAGTTTAACGACTAAGATGTTACAATTAGCAATACATTTGAAAGAGATTACTTCCGTCTCAACCTTAAATCTTGCCTTTCAATTCAGGATAGATTGGAATGTATCCTGGAATACTGCCGAGAATATCAACTATGACCACAATGACGAATTGGCCTTTGGCAAGACCGGTCTGTTTGACATTGGCACGGTAGAGAATATGCTTCAGATTAAAATTAAGAATAATTCCACTAATCCCGCTCCCACGATTTATGGATGTGATTTATATGGGATACCATTAGGACAGGATATTGGCGCAAGAGCGGCGAGCTGATATGAAATTACAAGATTTTGACTTTAGTAATAAACTTCGGCAGGAAACAACTTTCTTGGATTTGGTTTCCGAACTGCGTAATATTCTCAATTTGGGGCGGTATCAAATGCGGGTGGTAACCTCTGTCCCCGACTGGACTGGCGAAGGCGGAGAACACCTGCTTTATATATCGGGAACTGTCCGAAGGTTTTACTGGTATGACGACACAAACTCAACCTGGGAGTTTATAGAATGGAATAATTCGGGATTAGGACAGGCAACGATAGCGGCGATAGTTTCACTTACGGGGCAGATGGGAAATATCGCTACGACCACGATTTATACTCCGCCAGCCGCGGGATTATATAGGGTAAGCGTTTATCAGATTTGTTCCACCGCGGGAAGCGCGGGGACATTGAATTCGGTAATAGGATGGACTGATATTGTGGGGGCGAAAACAATCAGCCCCGCGGCAGATGTAACCTTAACCTCTACCGCTAACGGCGCAACGGGCAACGCGTTTATCAGCGCAACCGCGGCGGCGATAACTTATGCCGCAACGATTACCGGCGGAGCAGGAGGCCCCGCTTACGCGCTTTATATCTGCGTGGAGAAGTTATCGTGATGAATAAGCAGTTTTACGATGAGATGTTGGAACGAGGGAGGCTTATTCCGTTTTTTCATCAGGATAAATTAGTTTGTCTTTTTACTTTCTATATTACTGATGATGAAACACCTTACATACAAGCTGATCCTTGGATGGCGCAAGATGATAATCCTGATGGCAGGATATGCTATGTTTCTCAATTATTAACTTTGAAAGAAAACTTTAAATTGGCTTTTACGGTTTGGCGCAGGTTTAAAGTTTACATAAAAACCAATTTTCCTAATGTTCATCAGATTAGTTGGCGCAGGTGGAATGGAGAAATAACAAGACTATACAAAAAGGAGATAAGATGAAAAACAGGATTTTCACAATTCAGGTATTAGACGATAAGAATTATGAGGCCTTGCACGAAGTTATCTCCGATGTAAGGGTGGAAGATTTAAAAAACTCTTTGGGCTTTGCCATTAAAGATAGGGGTGAGGCGTATGTCAGAAAGACCGGAGTCGCCGAATTGGACGAAAGCACAATGCAGCACGAGCTGCAAGAACTGTTGGCGAAAAATAGTGAACACGAAGATGAGAATAACATTAGATGGAAAAAGGGTGGAGCGCTAAGAACAATACTTCCGATCGCTGCGGCATTTATACCCGGGGTAGGGCCGCTTTTGGCGGCAGGACTTAATGTGGGATTAAATCAAGCCGCGCAATCCAGGCATCCGGAAGAGTTAGGACCCCCGAGTATTGGAAGCGCGTTAGTGCAAGGCGTTTCCGGTTATATGGGCGGTAAGGCCGCTGGTGGGGCAGTAAGTGGCGCTAAGGCCGGTATGCAGGCAGGTAAGAGTTTAGGCGGCATATTGGGTTCAGCGGTGCAGGGCGCTGGAACGGGGACATTCACTACACCTGCAGGACAAAGCACTTCTTTATTGGGCGGCCAGGGATTACTTGGCGGAAGCGCTCCTTCAGGATTGGTTTCACCAACATCCGCGGTGAATATGGGCATTGTTAAGCCAAATACTGCCAATTTATTAGGTTCTCCCAGCGGTTTAGTTGGCCCGGCTACGGAAGCACAGGCCGCCAAGGGATTTGCCTCATTAGCCCAAGTTCCTGCTTCTTCTGTTAGTGGCGGCGTTGCCAACGCGGGAACTCCATCACTAATGGAAGGATTAGGAAAAAGCTTTATCAAGCCGGAAACTATTTTAGGTGCAGGCTCGCTAATGGCTTCCCAAGCTCCCAAAACTCCGCAATTTGAGATGCCTTCTCAAGTAGCCGACATACAGGCCAAGCTAATGCAGGGGGAGGCATTATCGCCATTAGGCCAGCAGGCAAGGAGTGAGTTATCAAAGATAATGGCCTCTAAGCCGTCTGAACTTTACCCTACCGCGAATGATGAGTTTTATAACGCGGCACTCCGCAGGACAAGGCAGTCTTATGCTACCGCCGAGGAACAATTAGACGCCGCATACAATAACGCGGGTATGTATGGAAGCGGTGAGCATTTAGCGGCAAAGGCGAAATTAAAGGAAGAATTAGCCAGGACGGAAAGCGGGCTTGCGGCAGAAACAGAGCAAAGAAGGTTTGAGCTTGCCCGAACTGCACAATACACGGCTACCCAAGATGCATTGGGAGTGGATAAAAATGTTATGGACGATTTAGCCGGTCTTACGGGATTAGATGTGCAAACCGCCGCGATGATATACGGCGCGAAGACCGCGGATGTGCAAGCCATCAGAGAAAACCTGGGAACGCTTGGTGTAGAATTATTGTTAAGAGGCCAAGGCGTTCAGAAGTCTGGCGGATTGAATATAAATATCGGCCAATAAGGAGAATAATATGTCAGGATTTTCACAGTTAGGCCAAAATCTTGAACGCGGCTATCTTATGGGCCGGCAGACCGGCGGGCGAGTCAGTAATTTAGGCTCAATAATCGGCAAGGTAGCGGACCGTTTGCGGCAAGAAAGAGAAGGTAAGCAGGCATTAACGGAGAAACAAAACCTACTTGGCTATGAAGGACTGCTAAAAGGCGTTATTGAGCCTACCGAAGAAGGCGGGTTTGATGTGCCTGGGCTGACGGGGAAGTATAAAAGCAAGGAATTTGACGCTCAAAACATCCCTGAAGGGTTTGAGATTGCCGGATATAACGCGGAGGGAAGCCCTTATTTAAGGAAAATTAAAGCAGAAGAAACCGTGGCAACTTCTTTAAAAGATATTAACAAAGCGAAGGCCAATCTTCCGCCCGCTCCTACGGGGAAATTTAATCCTTTGCGAGTGTTGCCAGGATACGCAGATTATGGACAAGACAAGAAAGGGGCTTATAATGCTTTGCGCGCAAGAGGTATATCCCAGGAAGAAGCTAAACGCAGATTAGGAATACAATGAAGGATTTCTTCGCTGAAGAAATAGCGGGCAATGTCGCAACACTCTCCCCTACGGAAGATTTCTACTCAAAAGAAATAGAGGGGAGGACAATAACTTCTAAAGTTAGTAAACCGCCAAAACCATCTTTATTTAAAAAAAAACCACACGAGGAAAGTGCAGGGTTGCAAAAACTTCGATTAGCCAACATTCCAAATCTATTAGCCCAAGAGCCAGGTATAGCCCTGGATAGGAAAGCGTTTTCTCCTGAAGCTATGAAGCGAGGAGCTGATATTTCTGGTATTACGGATATTCCTGCCGTAATGCAAGACATTGCTTCTATTCCCCAAGCGAGGGGGATTCCAGAAATTAGACAAGCCCCGCCTTCAACTATCGGCGAAAAGATAAAAGGATTCTTTAGGGAGTCCCCTCAAGTGGGAATTGCTAAAGCGCAAAATATCTATGCTATTTCACAAGCGGCGGGGATTCCGTTGCCGGAAGTAAGAAAAAATTATCAAGAATTAGCCCGGCAAGAGAAAATTACAGGTATAAGGCCGGGCATAGGCAAAAAAGAATATATGGAATTAGCAACCGCTCCTTTAATGGCGGCAGGATTAGCAGTGAACCCAGTAGGGACATTGGCGGGATTAACTGCTTTTGGAGTTTTGGATAAACTTATTCCTACTGAAAAATTTATTCCCTCTGATATAAATGATGATGTGAGAACCGCTATTGAATTAGCGGATTTTATTGGCAAGGGTGCGATTGTAGGCGGAGTATTCAGAAAAGCGCCCGCGGCATTAGAGAAATTTACTAAAACCAAATTAACGGAATATAATCTGCCCAAAACAGTTAGATTGTCTTCTAAGCAGGTAAAAGATATTTATCAGACAGAGAAGTTGACTACACCTGAACAACAATCTTTATATGGGAGCTTGGGATTAAAAAGTCATCAATTGAGAGATGCTTTACAAAAAGGGATAGATATTAACATCCCTGCTGAAAAGATTGTAAGATTAACTGATAAGCCATTCTGGGGTAAGATAAAATCTGCCTTTGGAATTAAACCGTTTGAAAAGATAACGGCTGCATCAGCAGAAAAGCCGAGGCCAGCTACCGCTGGATTATTACCTCAGCTTAAACCTGCCACCTCGACTATTCCACTTCCGTCAGCTGCAATCGCTCAACCGCCAATCGCCCCAATACCTGTTGTTTCGTTTACTCCTGCCGTTATTACCGACAAAGCCAGAATCCAGACGATAAGAAACAGTATTGCTGAAGGAGAAATGATATTGAAATCCGGGAAGAATATTTCAGGGAAAAAGATGGACAGCAATGAGCTTGATATGGTGCGCAAATCGGTAGAAAACGCAAAAGCAAAGATAGGTGAATTACCAACACCGCCGCCTATACTTATCATACCCAAAGCAAAATTAGACCTTGCCAAATTACCGGATAAACCGGTGGGCGAAGGGAAGGTAAGTTTACCCGCCTCAATCCAGCAAGTCAAAGCCGCAGGTCAATCTTTTGATGAGTGGGTGAAGGGACAGGGGGTAGTGTTTCACGGAGGGGAGAAAGGAATACGTGAGTTTAATACTGCAACTCGCGGCGCGGCAACAAAGGCACAATCAGCAAAATTAGCAACCTTCGTATCAGAGGAGATACCGACAGCGAAATCTTACGCAGAAGGGCTTGCCTATTACAAGGGGGCGGGTGGCAGGCTTGATGCCTTATATAAACAAACAAGAGCAATGGAAGACCCTTGGACGCATACAGTCCCCGAAGAGAAAAGGGGGGAATATGAAAGATTAGTAGAGGAAAGGAAGGCGTTAGAATCAAAATTATTGGAAGATGTTAGTTTAGGAGAAGTTACCACGTGGAAGTTAAATAGTGGTCGAACATTAGACCTCGGTAAAATACCAAGCTTCTCAAAATATACTGGTGAACACGGAAACTTTAGCGAAACTCTACAGTGGGCTAAATTGAACGGATACGACTCGGTTAAATACTATGCTTTTGAGGGTGGGGACAAGGAAGCGTGGCATTGGGCTATATTTGATAATGCAAGATTGACTCAGTCATCCAAAACCCTCCCTCAACTAAAAGCAGAGTGGGATAAACTTTCTCAACGCACAGAACAGCGTTCAATGCCCCCTGGCGGGCTAAGAGCAGCCAAACCCCAAGCCGAAGAGAAGCTTACTGCGTTAAAGTTCGGATTGTCTACGGAAAAACAGGGGGAGTTATTTAAATCATCCGTTTCCGGCACGGGGTTTGCCAAAGAACCCAGTCGCCCACGGGAAATTGATGTAACGCATATAGCCAAGACACCCGAAGAATGGAAAAAGACCATAGAACAGTTGAATAAATTTGGACAGATGCAATCAATACTAAGGCGAACTGGCGGAATTTCTAAGAAGCAGGCGGTAGGGCAGTTTGTCAGGCCGGGCAAGGGCAAACTTACTAAGCGGGTATTGCCTACGGGAGAAGTTAGACTGCGATCAGAATACATAGAGCCACCATTTAATTATGCCTCTGTTTTAGCTCACGAATTGGGCCACGCCTTAGAATGGAATTTGTTAAAAAGTATAAATAAGGAAACTTTCAAAGTTTTTGGCGATGACCTAACCCCGGATATTATCGCAAAGATAAAAGATGAGCTTATCGCTGTTACAAAAGCCTTGGAAGGCGAGGCCGCGGTAAGCGGTAATCCGCGATACTACTTGCAAAAGACCGAACTGCTGGCAAGATTTATGCAGAAGATGATAGAGTCGCCTGGTAATTTAGGGGAAATTGCCCCTACGGCTTGGGATAATTTTCAGAAACAAGCTGTTAAGCATCCAATAATCGGGGAATTCCTGGAGGCAATGCGAGAGACCATAGACAAAGGACAAACAAAGTTTTATATCTTGCCAGATTTAAGAGAGATGCATCTTAGACAGTCGGGCAAAAGGGTAGGCGAGTTAGCTTATGGCGATATATTGGCATATCAAGCGTTAAAAGAAAGAGCCAAGACAATCCTTGAGAGATTCCTGAATACTAAATTTAAAGGGGTTAAAGATAGTCCGGAATTATTATTTAATGCCGCGGAGTCCATCAAAGTAACTAAAAGCGGAAAACCGGAATTCGGGACAAGGGATTTTCAGATAGCGAAAAACGAACAAGAGGAGTTAAATTTACGAAAATTAGGATGGGAATTAACGGGAGAACGGATAGAGGATGGCACAAAATATCCACTATACGCGAAAGCAAGATATACCCCAGAGGAAGCTGAAGATTTTTTTACTCAACTATCGCCGGAGGGGCAGGCGCTGATTAAAGAATTCACCGCCCAAAAAGATGAAGCCAAGGATTTATTTAATAGGGAAGTGCTAAAAGCTACCTATAAAATAGAGGGGGATATAGAGGGTTGGGTTCATCATTATGTTGAAGGGCGGCCAGCGGCAATCCCTGGCGGCAAGAGAATTAAAGAAGCAAAAGCGGGGACGCGATTTCACAGGGAGGGGTCAGAAGATTTTGTCAAGGATTTGCAAAAGTCGCTTTATAAGGCAATGGTAGATTTAGAGGGAGAGAAAGCCTACAATGATTTTATTCAGAGATGGTTTCCACGCGTAACCAAACCTATATTGGAAGGGCAAGCGCCAGAGCCAGGCTGGATAGAGGTTGTCGGCGATATAAAAAAAGGCATCGGGACAACGCAAGAAAAGAAAACCATAATCATAGATAAAGCTACGGGCAAAACCTTTGTCGCGAGACAAGTCCGCTACCAAATGCCCAAAGCCATTTATAAGCGCTATAAACTGATAAAGGATTTGCAGGATGAAGCGACTACAATGATGAGGGTTGTAAATGACTTGAATAGGTATTGGCGGGTAAATATCTTGTTCCACCTTGGTCTGACGGGGACTAACTTTATTAGCGGGGGAATACAATATACGCATAAGATAGTATCGGATTTTTACACTGAATTGCTTACAGGCCAATTAGAGTTTACACAGACAAAGCGGGATGTGTCGGCAATAGTAAAAGCCCTTATGCCGAGAGGGTGGTTTGAGGCGGAAGATTGGATGTATGGCGGAGATGTTTCAAGTTTCTACGGACAATTCACTGAAAAGCCAGGATTAAGCAAAGCGGTTGATGCTTACGCGGATAAAACCTTAAAATTATATGGGGCGGTAGAAAGATATTGGAAGAAGGTTATTTTACTCTCTGAAAATGTTTCTACATTAGACAGGTTAAAACAAGTAACGAAAGAAGGGCTGGCAATTCCGACGAATGAAGAAAGGCAGTTATTGGTTGAACTGAATAATGCTGTTGACTTATACGCGTATAACTATAATAATGTCCCCGGACAGCTTGAGGAGTTTAACCGTCATCCGCTTGGTTCGGCTATCAAACCTTTTTTAAAATATCCTTATAAATACGCAAAGCAGGTCTTAAACATAATAGGGTCAATCTTTGATAGGACTTTGTCTTGGCGGGAAAGATTGGCAAACCTCCTGACCATAACGACACTCGTGTCTGTTTATGCTATGTTGCGTAATAAACAAAAAGAAAAGCAACTTACTCCTGAAGGCACGGAAGAAACACCCGCTTATGTATCTCCACGCGGCAGGCTTTTTATCGGTGCTGACAAGGAAGGCCTGGAGATGTTCGTCCGGACGGCTAAATATCCCTTCTTTAATTTAAGTGAAGCGGGGATGCAATTCGCGGAGGGACACTGGGAAGCCGGCAAAGACCAGTTGTCCGATATGCTTGGTTCTTTGGGCCCTGTGGGACAAATGGGGATGTTGGCGCTTGATTATAGAAATAAGTATCAACTCTATACCCCTGTCCCTGTGATATTAGGAGACAGTATAGCAACTTTTATGCCAGGATACAGGATACTAAATGATATTTCCAGAATGAATGACCCCTTCCAGAGAAAACAGGAATATTTCTATCAGTCTTTTACTAAAGTTATTCCGACAACTGACAACGATTTGCAAGATAAATTACACGGAAAAATAAGAACGATAAGAGTGCCTGTTGAGGGTGCAGTTACGGGAGCGGTAGGCAGACGGACTACAATAGATAAGCCTGTCTTAAATTATAAAGATGATATTTTGCTAAGTTTATTATCGGGAATTTATATTAAACGCATAGACCCAGACGAAGCACAAGCGTTCATTATCCGGAAAGAAAAGAATGAAAGGAAAAAACTAAACCAATGATAGACGCGCGGCAGCATATAATCGGTAAATATACGCCTTACGACTTTGAAACCATTACCATTGCCAACATAGCCATAGGATTGACTGCCAGCAAACTCGCTTCTGCGCCAAAGTCCAAGCGGGTATTCATTACTTTTGAAACTTCTCAATGCCGGATGCGGATGGACGGGACTGACCCCAGCTCTACAGTCGGGCATTTATACAATCCAACACAATCTTTATTATTGGAAGGCTATAGCCAGCTAAATAATGTAAAGTTCATCCGCACAGGCGCTACTTCGGCAACAGCACAAGTAACATATTTACGATGAAAAAAATATTCATACTCTTGTTTGGGTTATTTCTGTTGACTCCGCTTTACGCCCAGGATAGTTCGGAAGGGATAAAAACCTGGGTAGAGGAAGAAGATGGAAGCCCATCTATTATTGTTTATAAACTAAAAGTGGGTAACTCTGAACTTACCGACAATGCAGATGGCACTGCCTCTTTAGCCGGAGGATCTGGCGACATTACCACTGTAGGCGACATTACATCTGGCGCGGCTTTTGACGGCACACAAGGTAATACCCTTACCTTCAAAGGCGCAACCTCTGGCACTACGGCCCTGAAACCTACTGCAATAGCGGGAACTACGATCATTACCTTGCCTGCCGAGACAGGAACTGCCTGCACTACGGGTTCAGTTTGCTCTGGTTATCAGGCAGGAGCATTAACCGGGGATGTGGTTACTTCTGGCGCAACGGCTACGATACAGGCCAATTCCGTAGCTCTGACAACCGATACCACTGGTAACTATGCCGCAGGGGACGCGGAGGCGGGGGGGGCATTGACAGGAGATAGCGCAACTTCATTCTTTTCTACAGGGACGCTGGAAGTGGCTATCGGCGGCACAGGGACTACGACTTCTACCGGCACGGGCGCGGTAGTATTGGGGACATCGCCGACATTGATCACTCCAGCTCTTGGCACTCCATCAGCTCTTGTATTAACCAATGCCACAGGACTTCCGGCAGCCTCGGTATTAGCAGGAACTTTTGGAACAGGAGCATATGTGATGGATACGACT